ATTTCACTTGCAGATCTATCGCTGATAAGTAGGGGGGCTAGACTCTTTTCCTGGTAACACATATACATGTTCTCCACGAAGAATGTCACAGTGCCGAATGCTGCGTCAGCAATATCGGTTGCATCACCATGAATTATCTTCAAATCGGGCTCAAACATCTTATACTCTTTCACCGAAAAGGTGAGAGTGGAGGCCTTACAAAGGCCAGAACAGACAATGAGACCCAATAGTTTGGAAAAATGGTCAAAAAGTTTGTTTCCTTTGACTGCCGACCAGTTCTCTCGGACAGAGCGTACAAGTTTCAGCCACTCAGGCTGTAGCTCTGCCTGATCCACATACCGCATCTCGACTTCGCCATCATTAGGCTCGTCAGGTCCTTGCGGTTCGTTAGCAAACAGTTCGTTGACATAGTCGGTGATCTGCTTGGTCACTGATGAATCAAACCAGCTCCTAACATAGAGAAAGATCGCTCCAAAAGCTGCAGGCAAGTCCTCGCAACCACTTAACGTGAGAAACAAGGCTACTAATGCCTCAACTTCAGCAATCAACTCGTCAGAAATAGGAAGTTTACCATACGCTGCGATGTCTTTAAGAACTTTGACAGCAGAATCAACTTGGGTTACTCCTACGGCACCGGAAGCTAAGCTCTCGATGTCCTCTGGTTCAGTGAATCCGGTTGGCCATGACACGACGTTGGGCGGTTCCTGATTTGGATCCTCTGGTTCTTCCTCAGACTCGGGGTCCGAGGGTCCATGAGGTTCAAAAATGCCTTTCGTGGTGTCACTCAAAGGGTGTGTGACAATAGATGTGTCCGAGGAATCATCAATGTCGGGGTTTTGATTATAAAAATCGGTTTCCTCTTTCGCGTGGTATGCGTCCACTAATGCTGGGTATCTAGTGGAAGATTCTGGTATTGAGACCGAGACGTACCTCATCATACAGACGAGGCCATATAGACTGGAATTTGCCAGAGCAAGTGGGGATGGCAGTTCCCCGAATCGTGTGCGGTCAAAGACAACACACGGCCATTCATTACCAAGCTGCATACGGCAGCTAGGACCGAAAGCGGTCGTGCTTCCAGCCCGAGATGCACCTTTACGGTACATCGGAAAGGGGGGGGGCTTTTCGTGGTCTCAAAGGGGCACCAAGTCCTTCTATCCACAGGATTATAAAGCCTACCTGTAAAAATGACGTGCAGGAATTTTTGTTTAGCCTCAGATTATCAAACTGAGGGTTCGTGCAATTACACTTTTAGATCTAGCATGGGGTGAAGCTTGATATCTAACGTCCGGTACTGGGGACGATAAATATGCGTCGGAACGCATCAGTAAAATGGTTTGGGAGAGTGGTGTTCTCTCCGAAGTCATGGACCTAAGTCCACAACAAAATGGTTGGGTCCCCTTGTGTATCACTCGATAGTGAGGCTCAAGGGGGGAGCCGAAACGATTGGGTTGATGTACAACAGATCCTCTAGTCTGCCAAGAGAAGGCGGGATCTCCAATAGGGCGCTTACACGCCCTAATGGAGGCCGGAACTTCCAGTGGGCGAATTAACGCCATATACATACTCTCTCCAGGGACGCCGTGAGGCGCCCCTG